CATACCTTCTGAGTTAAAGTTCATTGTAAAGTTAGATACTTTACACCCTGGATAGAAGCGGTTATTTGCAACATACATATCTTCAATAGTGAAGGATGTAGGTTGTGCATCTGCGCCAATGGCAGTTGCATTCTTTAATGAAATTACATGTGTGTATGGTGCGCTGGCTCCAGATGTTGCTACTGAGCCTAATATTCCACCCAACCAGTATCCAACTGTGTCGGCAAATACTGGACCACCAAGGTCAATTTCTGTATAGCGGCGACCTTGAATGTAGTTGTAATTTAACGCCATAGAACCACGAAGTCCTGTGTCGTAAAGTGGTGCGATTAAATCTACTGGCTTTAATGAATCTTTTGCCAATGGAATAAAGTCTGTTGCGATTACTGCGGTTCCCGGAGTTACTTCTTTAGCAATACCGACGTAACTGCGTACCGATGGTTGTGCTGATGCCATTTATTTCACGCTCCTGCTGTCTTGTTGTCTTGTGGTTTGGTTTCTACTTTAATTTCTTCTTTTGTTGCTATTGGTTCCACAGGTGCGGACTTGGTAGCAGATGAAGCAAGGGATAATCCTCTAGCCCTAAGACCTTCGGGACCGTCAAATGATTCACCTTTTTTTACTGTGATGCCTAAAGATGGAAATTCTCTATCTTCATCACCGTTATATGTGTAACGAGCCATTGGATTCTCCTATGATTCTATCATTTCTGTAACTGTAAAGCGGATAGCCGCCCAAGTTTCGGTTGCGCCACCTTCATTAGTTAGTGGTTCTCCGTATTGGACATCTATTGCTGGTTCTGCTGCTTGCCAGATTATACTTGGGTCATCATCACCTAAAGTGTGCTGACCTGCACGCAATCTAGTTTTTATCGCATCCATCAAGTTATCAAAATCCGCCATTGCATCTTCGGCGTTACGCTGAAGTGAGTGGTGGAACACTTGTAGAGCAATTCCATAATCAACACGCTTCCAGCCTAGTCCTGCTCCGCCAGATGCCATTGTTTCAACACCGCCAATAGCGATGCGTGTTTCTTGTTCATTTTCAATAAATACTACTGCGGCGGCTCGTGAAGTTTGCCCCGGAAATGAACCTTCTTGAAAGTTAATACGCTTAGGAAAGGATGATAAAGTTTGGTTTAGTGTGGTAATTTGCGCATTAGCAATCCAACTGCGTACCGCTTCACGGACAGTTGATCTAGACACTATCTAATCCTGCGATAAGGTTTCAATAAATCCATAGCCATACTCATATCGTTGCCTATGTTCTCGTTCACGCCAGTTGATGCGGTGCTTGGTGAAGTTCCAATACCCATAGTCATTGAAGCATCTCCACGAATTTTTAACATAGATGTTGTTGCAAGTATTGTAGCCTCTTTGATGGCTGGTGGCAAAGCAGAAATGGATACTCCTGCGGTGTGTGTATATACCAAAGCAGATGTTAATGGAACTGTTGTTGAACCAAATGTATATGTGCTGGCTACTATTACATTTTCCATCTTAATGCCATCATAAATCTTTAATTGTAGTCCTGCTGTAATGCCTACTCCATTTGCTACTGTTAAAGTAGATTGTCCAGCAGTTGCGGTAGCAATTAAATCGTTCGCAAATCCATTCACATATGTATATTTAAGATAAACCTGTAATCCACTATTGTAGGAAGTTCCAAACTGAATTGGTCCTTGTGAAGTAAATAAAGAACCCATTTGTGCATAAGGAAATAATATTTGTGAGTTTTCTATCCAAGCAGACGATACATCTGTTACCGCATATAAATCCGTAGAAGGACTACCATATTCTAGTGCGGTTAATGCTATAACTGGGCTGTAACGAGGATGCCACTTGATATAGCCATCTGGACTAATTCTGGAACGCTGAGTTTCGGTTTCGTATGTTGCACCTAAGACCTGATTGCAATAAGTATCTACCCAACTAGAAGCACGAGCAATAACATTGGATAATTCATTGTCTTGCGCTACTGGGTCGCTAGAATTAAAGACTAGATTGTCTATATCAACTGCGGTAGGTGCGTCTTTATATTCTTTTAAAGTCAAGTATGGAGTAGAGAATTGGTTTGTGGTGGGGTTAATTGCTGCTGACATTTGACCCGTCCATTTCTATTCGTGTATTTTCTTGTCCACATCGGGAACATGTTTTGAACCAACTGCCGAATCCACAACTGGCGCAAGGATAACCACCATTAGTAGTTACACCATTAAGTCCTGCTTCGCCTAAACCTTCGTATTTCATTTGTGCGGCATGTTTAGGATTATCCACTCGGATTAGCCCATCTTTACCAGCACGATAAATCTTTGTGCCTCGCTCTGTTTGAACTGCTACCTCTTTTAAGCCTTGCGGTGGAATTATTTTCTTCATTTAGCCCTCATTCTAAATAGACATCCAGCCACCATATTTAGCATCAGGATTATCTTTTAACCATTGTTCTCTAAGTTTGTTTTGATATTCCCAATCAATGTCCGAATTGTCTTTTGGTTGAGTAAGGGCATAACCTTTATTTGATATGCCCTTACTCATTTAATTATTTACTATGCTGAAATAATACCTGAAACTGCTCCATTCCACGCAGGTGCGTAGCAGAAGAAAGTTCCACGGAAGTATGTTGAGAAGTCATAAGTAAACTGAACTACTGGCCATTGAATACCCATGTAGTCTTGAACATTTACTGCTGCCCAAACATCAGATACCTCAGTATCAGGAATTGGCAGAGTATAGGATAGAACAGGACTTACGCCTTGTTGTAGCCATGGGTGAACAGTAATTGGCACCATCTTACCAGTGATTTCGTTATTCAAAGCACCGATTGTTGCGCCACCTACATAGTTGCCAGTATCAGTCTGAGTTAAATTCAAACGATAGTTGGCGGTTGAGCCATTCTTAATAGCATCAGATAATTGCTTGCGGTCTGAGCCGTTAATTAGAATCTCATCTGGATCAGCCTTTACATTGTTGTAAAGATTATAGAACACAGTTTGATACTCGTTGCCCGGATTACCTGTACTGAACAATGAGTTAATTGCATTATTGTATCCACTATTTGAACCTAGAACTGTTGGCAAAATGCCGTCATATCCAGTTGCATAAGCAGATGTATCTGTGGCTGCGCGAGTTACTGATGCACCAGTAGTTGTGTAGGTAATTAAATTACCTGAGTTAGCAGCAGTTCCACCTTGAAGTGTTGCAGTTAAGCCTTGGAATGTTCCTTGATATGTAGCAGTTGCTTGCGCACCTGACCTAACATAAAGGTTATATCCAAGAGCACCAGTAACGGCTGCGGATAGAGTTACTACAACAGTTTTATTACCACCTGTGGTTGTTTCTGCTGCTTGTGCGGAAACAATTGATTCTCCAAAACCTGAACTTGAAATACCTGCGTTAGCAGTAACAAAAATAATGTACTGTGCGTTAGGTAATGCTGTTTGGCCTGAAGTAACTGCGGTAGCGGTTGCAGAAGCGATTGTTGGTGCAGATAAAGCACCTGAGTATCCGCTTGCGGTTCCGCGAGCAAATAGCATCATTCTTTCTTCCATCAACATTGTTGCGTAAAGAGTTGATGTTGAAGATAGTTGACGAAGGTCTTGATATCCCATACCTGAGAAGTTTGCATCGAATGAAACCTGATCAGATAGTGAGTATGAATTGTATGGCAACACTAAATCATCAGCAGCATAAGAAATCTGCGGACCACGCTGTAATTGCAACGCTGTTGCAGAACCCGGAGCGAAGTTGTTTTGTGTTGTTTCAGTAATTCCTGGCCATAGATTTCCTACTCCGCCAGTACCTGTACCTGTGTATCCAAGAATTCTCTTAACACGGCGAGATGTACCAATTCCTTTTTTACGAGGAATCTTATTGCGAAGTGGTGTTGGGCGAGGTGTAAGCATCTTTGCTGGTGCTTCTAAATCAAAAGCGGCAAATGATGTTGATAGAGGGGTTGTTAGGGTGATTTCTTTGTTGATATCTCCCATTGCGCCTCTTTGTGCGGCTAGAGCAGTATTAAGTGAAGCCAATGCATCTGGAGTTAATGACTTGCTTAGTGCAAGTGACTCTAGTTGCTTTGCTGGGTCTTCTCCTAATTCGCCATTGACGAATGGTCGTGGAGCGGAAAGCGATTTGCTTAGTTCTCCAAGATATTCTTCGTGGCGCTCTGCGGCAACTTTAGGGTTTGACTCGTTAAACAAGTCCTGAACTTTTAAGTTTTCCATTGAGTTATTTCTCCTGTAAAGAGTTATTTTGTTTCTGCAACTGGAAAGGATTTGGCTA